CGCAGCCGATTCATCACAATACACCACAGGAGTCACAACAAGTGGTACACCAGGAAACTCAGGTGCTTATGCTAAGATAGAAGTCACAACATCTACACCAACAAGATTATATTATTATTGTACAAACCATTCTGGTATGGGTAATCAAATTACATGTCAAACAGGGACACACGTTAGAGCTTTTCAAGGTGGTAGTTATCCTGGAAACTCAAATCAAATTCAAGTGACTGATATGGCGTCCACTGGTAAAATGATAGACTTTGGAAATTTACAAGCGGGAGCATATGCAAAAGGTGTGTGTGGAAATAGCATCAAAGGTTTATTTGGTGGAGGATCACCAGATGGTGGAACTACAAAATTAAATACTATAGATCAAATGATTGTTAGTTCTTTTGGTAATACAATTGATTATGGAGACCTTTCAGTTGGTAGACACTATGTAGTAGCAATCAGTAATGATACTAGAGCAATATGGGGTGGCGGCTCTTCTCCTGGTTCTAATGTAATTGATTTTAAATTATTTAATAGCTCTGCTAATTGCACAGACTTTGGTGATCTTACAACTTCAAGATATGATTTAGGTGGTTCATCATCAACAACAAGAGGTTTGTTTGTAGGTGGAACTCCCACAAGTGATGTGATTGATTATATCACTATTGCCTCTGCAGGTAATGCAACAGACTTTGGAGATTTAACAGTTGGTAGAGTAGGATGTGCTACTGGAGCCAGTGCAACAAGGAGTGTGTCTGGTGGGGGATCAACTCCAAGTATATCTAACGTTATAGATTACGTGACTATTGCAAGCACTGGTAATGCAACAGATTTTGGTGATTTATCACAAGCACGTAAAAGTCCAGTATTAAGTTCTTCAAATAAAACAATGATTTTATTTGGGGGAGGATCTACACCTAGTGTAGTAAGCACTATTGATTTTGTTACAATATCATCTACAGGTAATGCTGCGGATTGGGGAGACCTGTTAGCAGGAAACCATTTGCAACAAAGTTCAAGTTCTAACGGTCACGGAGGTTTAGCATAATGTCTAATTCAGGAAAAATTTGGGATACTAGAGAAGCTTATAAAAAACAAAGAGGTAATCAGTGGGACGCTGGTAATGGTAGTAAAGCTTTATTAGGTGGTGGGTACACTCCAGGTAATACAAATAAAATTGAAACTCTTAATATAGCCGTAGCAGGTAATGCTACAGATTTTGGTGATTTAGCAGGAACTCTCGGTGAGGGTCAAGCCGGATCTTCTCCTACGCGTGCTTTTTGGGCACGGGGAGGATCTACTGAACAAGTAAATTTTGAAGGACAAGGAAATACTGCAAGTTTTATATCGCTCGGAATAACTCCTAGAACTGGTGGAGCAGCAGGAGACAGCACTCGTTCTATGTTTATGGGCAATGGAGCACCTGCATTTTCAAATACAGTTGAGTTTATATCAACAGCAGGTAATGGCTTTCAAGCAGACTTTGGAAATCTTTCAACAGGGACTGATAGAGGAGGTGCTTTATCTAGTCCTACAAGAACATTATTTGCAGGAGGAGAAAAATCAGATGGAAATAACACAAACACTATTGATTTTTTTACAACAGCGACAACTGGTAATGCGACAGACTTTGGTGATTTAACTGTAGCAAATCGACTATTAAGTGGAGCAAGCTCAACCACTAGAGGTATTTTTTTTAATAGTTATTCAACTTCTAAATTAAAAAGTGTAGATCTTGTTCAAATCGCTTCAACAGGAAACGCAACAGACTTTGGTGATATGACAACTGCTGTCTTTCTTCCATCTGCAACGTCAAATAAAATAAGAGGAGTTAGTTCTGGTGGTTCTACACCAACCCTTCAAAACACAATAGAATTTGTAACAATAGCAACTGCCGGGAATGGAACAGATTTTGGTGATCTGACCGAGGCTAAAAGTGCTGTTAACTCTTGTAGCAATGGTCACGGTGGATTAGCTTTGGGAGCATTACCACGTCCATCAGTAAACTACATGCCTGGATCAGGGAGAGCTTTACTTGTAGGTGGAGAACAATCATCGAGTCCGTATAATTCAACAAAAATTGAGATGTTTAATATACCGACATTAGGTAATGCTTCAGATTTTGGGGACGTTAATGTTGCTGCAGGTTATGGAGTTAATGGTACATCAAATGCAACTAGAGGATTGAGTGGAGCTGGTTATGTCCACCCAGCAGCTAGTAATGCTATAAGATCAACAGAAATCGCTTCACAAGGAAACACAGCTGATTTTGGTGATGTAACTGTTGCAAGATATTATCTTGGAGCGGCTGCTAGTACAACACGATGTCTTTGGACTGGAGGGGATACTGGAAGTGTTACTGATGTCATAGATTTTAAAACTTTTGCATCAGCAGGTAATGCATCAGATTTTGGTAATTTGTCTGTAGCACGTGGAGGATGTACAAATACCACATCATCTCCAACAAGAAGTCTTATGGCTGGAGGATACACTCCTTCAAACCAAGATGTAATAGATTATGTCACAACTGCAAGCGAAGGTAATGCTACAGATTTTGGTAATTTAACTGTTGCGAGACAAATGATGGGTGGATCAGCTAGTTCAACTAGAGCTGTATTTGGTGGAGGTTACACTTCTAGTGTTGTAAATATTATGGATTATGTGACTATAGCATCTACTGGTGATGCAACTGATTTTGGAGATTTAAGTGAGTCAAGAAATGGTGTGTCGGCAGTTTCTAATAATACTAGAGCAGTGTTTATGGCCGGAAGAGCTGGACCTGCTTATAAAGACACTATGGATTTTGTGACCATAGGTTCAACAGGTAATGCTGTAGACTTTGGAAATTTAACAGAAGCTCACTCAACAGCCGCAAACGCAAGCGATAATCATGGTGGTTTACAAAGTTCGTAAAATAGTGTAGTATCCTACAAAATGAAAGAAGAATTATTGCAATTGTTTCCAACACCTTTGTTAATCGTTCCATACGAACAACCGATTGATAAAGAACTGGCTTATTTAAAAACTATCAGTTATCGTAAACAACAACAGAACGGTAATTTTAGATCTGATGATTCTTATCTGTTACGTAACGAAGAGTTTAAAGATATAAAAAATTTTTTAAAAGAAGCTGTAGATAAATTTACGACAAATGTTTTAAATACAAAACAAAGGTTAGTCATCACACAATGTTGGGCTAACAGAAATCCAAAAGGATCTAAGCATCATGAACATGTGCATCCAAACAGTATAGTATCTGGAGTTATGTATTTTCAGATAAATGAAAAACTACCACCTATATCTTTTGCTAAAGATAGACAAGATGGTATGAAATTAGATCCTATAAAATACAATCATGTAAATTCAGAGTCATTTATGTTACCTTGCAAAGCAGGTGAATTAATATTATTTCCATCTTCATTAAAACATAGCGTACCAATTAATCAGGGTGAAGAAGATAGAATAAGTGTATCATTCAATACTTTTTGTATTGACGCTATCGGATCAGAACAATCACTAACTCATTTAGATATAAGGAGGTTAATGAATGAGCACAATTAAAAGTTATATATACGTGAAAAATCACATACCAAAAGAAGTATGTGAAGAGTTGATAGATGAATGCAATAAAAAAATATGGGAAAAGCATAAATGGAATAATTATGCAGAAGGAACTTTTAATTCTGAACCTACAAAAGAATTAGATGTAATGCCTTGCACCAAAGAACAACAAGCAAAGATAACACCATACCTAGTTAAAGCATTGACTGAATATCAAGAAAAGCATAGTGTACCAGGACAAAAGACTCAAGGACCATGGCTATCTAAATTTAGCCCTATACGTTTTAATAGATATGCTGTTGGCACTATGATGAGAGAACATTACGATCATATACACAGTATATTTGATGGTCAGATGAAAGGGGTGCCTTTGGTATCGATTGTAGCTAACCTAAACGAGGACTATGAGGGGTCTGAATTCTATTGCAGAGGAGAGAAAATTGAGTTAAAAACAGGTGATATACTGTTATTTCCATCTAATTTTATGTACCCACATGAGGTTAGAGAGACTACAAAAGGCACTCGTTACTCATTTGTAAGCTGGGCCTTTTAATATATAATGAGGTCATATGTTACAAAAGATAGGTTTTCAACCAGGTATAAACAAACAGATCACAGCCACTGGAGCAGAACAGCAGTGGATCGACTGTGATAATGTGAGATTTAGATATGGCACACCTGAGAAGATAGGTGGTTGGAAACAATTAGGGGATGATGCTCTTACTGGTGCAGGCAGGGGTCTTCATCATTTTGTAAATAGTAAGGCCAGAAAATATGCGATCATTGGCACAAACAGGATCCTATATGCATTCTCTGGGGGTGTATTCTATGATATACATCCGATCAAATCCACAACAACGCTCACGAGTGCATTCACCACGACCAACGGATCAACATCTGTTACAATAACTTTTAGTGGGGATCATGGTATATCCGCACAGGATATAATCTTACTAGATAATTTCTCATCAATCACTGATTCTAATTTCGCATCCTCAGATTTCGATGATAAAAAATTCATGGTGACCACTGTCCCTAATGCCACGACCATCACGATCACGATGCCATCAGCAGAGTCAGGATCTGGTGCAACAACATCAGGTGGTATTAGAGTTCAACACTATTATCCTGTGGGACCAGCTGTGCAAGCAAAAGGTTTTGGTTGGTCACTTGGAACTTTTGGTGGTGAGGTAGCAGGAGAACCTACAACAACTATTACTGGCGCTATAAATTCTTCGACTACAACTGGTATAATATTAGCTGATGTATCACAATTTCCAAGCACGGGTACAAATTTTATAAAGATAGGAACGGAAGAGATATCATATACGGGTATAAGCACGTCCAATGAATTGACAGGTGTCACAAGGGAGGTCAGAGGCACAACCGCTGCATCACATGGTGCAGGAGATGCGGTCACCAGCACCACAAACTTTGTAGCCTGGGGTGAGGCAGCATCAGGAGATCTGGTATTAGAACCTGGTATGTGGTCACTAGATAATTTTGGTGACAAGGC